GCTTCCTCCATTACTTCCTGGAATGTTGCTTCTGGCTTATCATTAGCTTTATTCATTTCTTCTTCACTAATAAATCCAGTACCTGTAATACGGGCTTCTTCCTCCATAGCATCAGCAACGGCTTTTACAAGCCCCTCGTAACTTAGAGGTATTTTAGGAGTAATAGCGCGATATCGTGAGCCGGCAAAAATTGTCGGTGTTTCTCTTAGGTATAGCCAACGAGTAGCATTTCTCTGTTCATCATACTCTACGCCAAGATAAGCAATAATATCAACAAGGCCATTGACTGCTTCTGCGCAAGCGGGAGGAAGGTTAGGACTAATTTGCTCTAACTTATTTCCCTCACTATCAGTTACATCGGTAACTTTGGTTTTTGAGTGAGCAATGAATACTATTGCATATCCTTGTTTTGATAGGTCACGGAAAGTCTTTTCAAACTCCTCTCTTAACATCTTAAAGCCGCGACCCCATGCAATTTCAGAAATTTCAGTTACGCCTTGTTGCTGCTTGATATAATCTTCACACATACTATAAGCAATGCCTACGGTATCAATGATAATAGTCTCAAACTTTTCTTTCATTTCTGGCTTGCGAAGCTGACGACAAATATCTTTAAATGTAGACCAAGTGTCAATATCCGCGGCATATACATTTGCTAGTGCGTGATAGCCAACTTCAAAGGCACACAGTAGAGGTTTCGGCCAAAGAACTGCTGTGGAGGTCTTCCCCGCTTTTTCTCTGCCAAAAATTTCTACAAATCGGCCACGCAGGTCTTTGCATAGCCGCGTAGGCTGAATTTCCATTAGATTAATTTTTGCCATACTCATTCCTCCATAAAAGTATAGTTAGGATTACTCCCAACTATACTTACTAGAAGTCTGAGCAGGAGCCGCCTTCTTTGTTGCGCCGTTCTTAGCATCAGCCTGCATTTGTTCGATGTTTGCCTTACGAACATTAAACCCCTTCTTAATTTCGGTGGGATCATAAGCAAACTCTTCTTCTTTACCCTCGTCATCGCCCTTAGTGATAATTAGTTCACGTACATAACGAGTTGTGGCTTCTGGAATGTCTTCGCCCCAGGAGCTATCCGCGCCAGAAGTTTTTTCTTCAACAGAAGTTACGCGAATACGTCCACGGACGGTAACGGTATCATTTACGTTCCAGTGAGAACTAATATATTCAACGGCTTCAGGCTGCTCTACAATATATTCTAGAACATCTAGCTTTCCACCATACTGGACTAAACCGCCCTTGATTACTAAACGGCCAGTGGGTTCATCATCACGGCTGAGTTCTTCATGCATATCCATGATAAAAATATCATTGATAAAAGAAGCAACATCTTCAGTAGTGGCGCTATTAATGAAAGAGCCACGAATCTGCCAGCCATTAATTAATTGACCGCTACGGGATACGAAATTATTTTCACTAATTGTAGCGCCGGTGATACGAACCTTATCAGCATTATCAATTCCAACATCCTGCGCGCTCTTAAAATTATGTAAATCCTGAATACTCTTCCAGCCAGGATTTAGCTTACCAGTAGAAGTATATTGAGTAGCAAAAATACTTACAGGAATCTCACTAGTCTCTTCTCCTCCACCATAGGTTTGAGTTACACGGACTGTTAGAGTCGCGCGCTGATAGGCCCGCTCATCGGACATCTTGCCTTCGCCAAAGGTTACATCTAATAGCTTACCAGTAATATTTAACTTATTTTGAGCTTGTACACTTAAATCTTTCATTATTTTTTCTCCTATTTTTCTTTTATTATATCTTAATTTCTTTTATTTGTCAAATAACGGCCCCGAAGGGCCGCATTAATTACTGGACGTTAGCCTTAGCAGCGGCCTTAGCAGCAGCCTTTTCTGCCTTGGCGGCTTCCTTAGCAGCCTGCTTAGCAGCCTCTTCAGCTACGGGGTCATAAGCTAGACCGGCCTCAGTTAGAGCGTGATACTTAATAGTACGAGTCTTGGCCTTACGAGTTTCGGTAGCGGGTTCTACTTCGATTACTTCCTCACGAGTAGTAGTAGCATAGCCCTTCTTGATTAGACTATTCATGGTGCCAGTTACAGCGGGGACAGAAATATTTAGCTGTTCAGCAATTTCCTGCTTGCTATATTCATGACCATAATTGTTCTTAAGAAAATTCAAAACTAATTCACTGTTTACACTTGCCATAATTATCATTTCTCCTTTTTGTTTAAATAATTTTATTTTATATTAAAGTGGTTCAATTTATATCCCCGCTTTATATACTATTATTCAATTGTAAATATTTTATTTTAATTATACCCCAATTTTATTGGGCTTTAATAGAGATGGTTTTATAAAACTTTTTCTCTCTTTCTTATGTATTTATTATATCATGAATTTTAGTAAAAGTCAATTACTTACTTTCAGAAATTTCAAAAAGTTCATTCGCTAACATGGTCGCTTCTTCGTCTGTTTTTGTTTCGTCAATAATACGACTTAGCTTAGGAACAAGATCAATTTTATAGCCCTGTAACGCTTTTTGATAGCCCTTAATTTGATCTTCTAAATTTCTAGACACAACCATCGCGGCGACAAGAAGTTTAGACCATTCAACCCGAGTAAGCGTATTTGGATCGAATTCTTTTTCTGAAAGTTTATCATGAAGTTTGGCGAAATCATCACGCATCGTCTGCGCGGTTTTTTCTGCTTTACTATCATTCTTTTCTTTGTCGTAAGCCATCA